CGCACTCGAGATCGTGCAGAGGCTCAAGCGTCTGACGATCAAGCAGCCCGTCGTGATCATAGGAGACGCAACAGGCAAGGCTGGTCAGCGTGCTGCCATGGGCAGATCAGACTACTCGATCATCGAGGAGATCATGACTCAGGCAAGGATACCATTTGTCAACAAGACGCCGGACTCTAACCCGCAGGTCAGAGACAGGATTAACGTCGTTAACTCAAAGCTTAAAGCAGCAGACCAGTCAGTCTCCTGCTGGATAAATCCGAATACGTGCCCAAGACTCAGGCGCGACCTTCAGCGAGTATCCTGGAAAAAAGGGCTCACCGATAAGCTCGACCAGACGACTGACTCGACGCTCACGCACCTATCAGATGCGATGGGATATGCTCTCTGCGGGCTCTCGAAACTTTGGCAGCCCGAGGTTGGCCGGATGCGAGTCATCGTGCGATGATTCTCAAGGGCACAAGGATGCGCCTGCTTTAAGGCTGCTCGGTAGGGTAGGAGTCAACCCGCCACGAACCGCATGGATGCCGTGGAGATCGCAGGTGCAATTCCTGCCCGGGCAGCTTAAAACTTCTCTCGGGGGACAAATTATGTGCGAGCCTGTGCTATTAGACCTCAAATTTTTGGCCATCATCGCCACCTTGCTCGCTCTCGCCCTTATCCTCGATTGAGGGCTTTCAATGAACCAAACCAGACCAGCGAACCAGTCGAGCGCCTACCTCAAATTTATCGCAGAGCGTGATCAAGCTCTCGAGACTCTCTACGTCAGAGCCAACGAAGAGATTAACGACCTCCTGCGCAGAGCCATGAGTCGAGCTCTCGGGGTCGTTAGCTACTATTACGCACAGATCAAAGGCGACGACGCGCTGACGCTTCAGGGAAGGAAGCTCACGGCTGCGATCGACTGGGAGATAGCAGCGGAGTTTAACCTGACGGCTCGGCATATGGGTCTAGTCGTCCAGGAGCTGAACGCAGCAGCCTACGCCCTTGCCCTTGTGGGAGAGGCAGAAGCAATCGGTCGAGCTCTCAAGCAGCCTGCAAAGTACGAGGTCCCAAGAGGCACCGCAGAGGCTCAGGCAGCAGAAGACGCTCAAGGCGAGAGCGTGGAGGGCAGGGTAGCTCTCGAGCTCTCCCGGGTCAGGCGTGCGATCATGGACGCAGTCGAGCTTGCACGAGTCAAGCAGGAGCCTCTCGACGAGACTCTCCAGCGCGTGAAGGCTGCTCTCCCAAAGGCAAGGACCGTCAAGCGACCCAAGCGAAAGCTAGCAAAGGTTAGCGAAGCTAACGGTGAGCCAGGCGATCCTTTCAGCTTTGGCTTCGTTGACGACGCGCTCTGGACAAAGATCGTTAATGCGTACGTCGACGCCTACGTCCCCAAGTGGAGAGGACCTGAGTCAGTTTTTGACGTCGAGATCGAGGGTCTGACCGAGGAGTGGTATGGTTGGCAGGTCGAGCAGTATCTTGCCAACGAGTTTGTCAGCAAGGTCAGGTCAGGTCAGGATGCTGCTGCAAAACAGAATGGCGTGGCAGATATGCAATGGATTGCAGTCGTCGATGATAAGACTGACGAGTGCTGTCTCTGGCGCGATGGGCTGACGTCGCAGGAGATCGAGCAAGAATTGAAGTCAGGAAAGCACAAGGACGACGAGTGCGACTCGATTGTCCCTCCCGCGCACTTTAATTGCCGCTGTACGATGGCTCCCATGCTTGACGTACAGCTCGCGGGAGAGGAGTTTGAGAAACCAGCAAGCAACGCTCAGGAGTTTGAAACATGGCTGAACACGTAAAGCCCACAGAGACCGTTATCGAGCCCAGGAGTTTAAACCAATATGACTCCCTGCGCAGCCTTACTCCTGAGGAGCTCAAGTTTGTCCCTCCTGTCAGAAGCACGGGCGATCTGATCGAGCTCCTTGAGTCTGATCCCTCAATCGAGGTCGACGCTAGAGTGCTTGCCGTCAATCCTGTGACAGGTGGCGTGGGCGTGAGAAAGCTTGATCGCAAGGGCTTTATTGAGGCAGCAAAGGAAGCTCCCTCAAAGATGGCAAAGCTCAGAGAGGATGCTTTCGGGACGACTGACAGCCTTACTCCTGATCAAGGACTTGTCGGGGACGATTTTATCCCTCTCCTCGGCGGACCTTTTTACAAAAACCTTTACACGATTGATTTTTTTCGGAGCTGTTCGGCGAGTTTCTGGGCCTACAATCACGACCCCATTGCTCATCAGGCCCTGAATATGATCCGGGACTTCACGCTCGGGCGTGGCTACCGGATTGACTCTGACAATCAGGCAGCTCTTGCTCTCTGGCGTGCTTTCGAGAAGGTAAACAACCTGCAGGAGCAAATGCAGCAGTTTGCACTCGAGCTCGGAATATACGGCGAGAGCTGCTTCTGGTGGCTCCCTGATCACAATACTAGGATCGTGCAACAGCCTAGGAAGGGAGACAATATCCCGAAAGGCCTGATCCCACGAGTAAGGCTCCTTGACCCGACGGTTTTCTGGGAGGTCATCACTAACCCTGAGGACCCAAGCAGAGCAGGGGAGCTCGCCTACGTTTGGGTCAGCCCGACTCAGTACCAGACTTACACGAGCGCATTCGGGCAGAATCAGCCAGCAAACAAATTCATATTTCAGCAGATCCCTGCTGATCAGATCGACCGCTACAAGATTAACGTCGTCACTGGCGAGAAGCGTGGGCGTGGAGATCTCTTCTCAGTCCTAGGCTTCCTTAAACGCCTGCGTGACTCTGTAAACTATTCAATCATTGCTCTCCAGAGGCAGAGTGCTTGGGCAGTGGACGTCACAGTCAAGGGCTCTCAGGCTGACATTGACGCCTACGTCGAAGACCAAGCTTCTCGCGGGAATGTCGCTCCTGCTGGCTCGGAGTTTGTCCACACTGAGGCAATCCAGCGCGAGTTTCTTGCTCCTCAAGCAGGCAAGGCAGGAGGCTCTGACGCTTTCGAGTGGTCTTTGTCCATGGTGGCAGCAGGCTTGGGGATACCGATCAGCTACTTTGGGACGCATCTCTCAGGAGGTCAGACCCGGGCGTCTGCTATCGTGAGCACTGAGCCAGTCGCAAAGCGTCTCGAGAACCGCCAGCAGGTATACGAGCGCGTGATCACTAACCTCTGGGACAGGGTCATGGAATGGGCAGGGCTTGGGCACGTTGAGTGCGAGGTCACTTTCCCTGAGATCATCACTGCTGATAAGTCTCAGAAGCTCAAGGACCTATCCCTTGCTCAGGCTCAGGGCTGGATCTCTGCGGAGCGTGCAGCGACTATCGCAGCCAAAGAGCTCGGGATCACGACCTTTGAGTGGGAGCAGGAGAAGGAAAAAATCGACTCAGACAAGGCGTCGAGCTTCGCTGCTGCGCCAGCTCCCTTGACTGCTCCAGGCAATGCTTTGACGAGCCAACAAAAGAACCAGGTGAAAAAGAATGACACTCAATCCACGGGCTAAACTTGAAGACGCAACATGGGAAGAGTTCTCAGCCGACCCTGAGCGGTTCGGCTTTCCTTCTCTTGAGAGATGGCAGAAAGACCGCGAGAAGTACCTAGGCTCTGCTGACGAGATCCTAGCCTCTGCTGATAAGGGATCTGAGCTTCTCAGCAGGACTGTGAAGCGGCATATCTATGAGCTTGAGGGTTATCGGTGCAAAAATTTAGAAGAGGTCGAGCGCGTCGCACGTGAACAGGGTATAAATTTAAAGCAGCTTGATTATCGTCCGCAGCTTGTACAAGCGGGCGCAGGCAAGTTTGACGTGATCGTCCGGTTCGTCTCAAAGAATATGCGCGAGAAAAGAGACCAGTGGGCATGAAGCCAAAGCTCGGAAAGCCTTTCAGGACGCCCAAGGGACCGAAAAAATTTTCGGTGTACGTTAAGAATGACAAGGGCAACGAAGTAAAAGTAAACTTCGGCGATCCTGATATGGAGATTAAGCGCGACGATCCTGCGCGTCGTAAAGCTTTTAGAGATCGTCACGGCTGCGACAACCCGGGACCTCGGTGGAAACCTAAATACTGGTCCTGCAAACTCTGGAGCGGAAAGCCTGTGTCAAAAATTGTAAGCGGCGAGGCAGCAAAGACTGAGAAGGTCGCAACGGGCAAGAAGGCTCAGCCTGGGATCAGTGTCCCTTTCTGGTTCTATGGGACGGAAGCCTTCAGGAAGGGCGATCCCAAGATCAAGAGCGTGATCCCTCCCAAAGAGAAGCGTGATCTGCCCACGCCTGCCTCTGCTGACGAGCAGGTGCAGAAAATGCTGGTCGAGACCCCGGATATGCCCGCGGCCGCACTCGTGCAGGCTCTGAAGTCTAAAGGGCTCAAGATCGAGGACCAGAAGCAAGCAGACTCTGCAACGACTCAATCCCCTGTCCTGAGAAGCCAGGAGGCAGCAGCACCGATCGCCATGCGTGCACGCTTTCTCGAGAGCTGGAAGGATAACGGAGTGGGTCCGACTAGGTTCAAAGTCGCGCTCATTCAGGAGGGCATGGGCAATCTGAAGGACGCTTTTTATTACACGAGAGAGGCTCTCGAGACCGGGATCGCAGCCTTTGAAGGCAAGAAGTGCTTCGCAGATCATCCGTCTCGCTCAGAGGAGTCTGATCGCCCAGAGCGTAGCGTCCGGGATATCGTCGGGCATTTTGAGAGCGTGCATCTTGAGGAGCGAGAAGACGGCGGCTCAATGCTCTGCGCTGATCTTGTGCTCCTGCCTGATCCTTCTTTCGAGTGGGCTCGTGCGCTTGTGCGCCACGCTCTCGAGTATTCCAAGAAGTACCAGGGCCAGGAGTTTATCGGTCTCTCGATCAATGCTGCTGGAGATGCGCAGTCGATGGACCTTGAGAAGTTTCTCCGCGAAGGTGACATTCCAGCGGAGGCAAAGCCCAAGCTCGAGAAGGCTTTGCAGGAAGGGATCACAAGCGTGCGCGTGGTTAATGCCATTGCGGACGCAGTGAGTACGGATTTAGTCACCGAGCCAGGGGCTCGTGGCAAGATCCTCGAAATGCTAGAAAGCGAAAGGAAGAAAACCATGCCAAAGAAAATGAAGCACGCCGAGGACGAAGCCAAGAAGCAGTCCGAGGCTGAAATGAAACAAGAAGAAGCGAAGCAAGAAGCAATGCCCCCAAAGGCTGAAGCTGAAGACGGCGAAGAAAAGCCTGAAGGCGAAGACCATGCAGACGAGGAGCAAGACAAGGCTCTGATCCTCGATATGATCAAAAAGCATATGGGCGAAGCCTGCGAGGGCATGGAGCAGGAAGGCGAGAAAGCTGCTCACGAAGCCTATGAAGCTTACAAGGAAATGGGCAAAGACCACGAAGAGGCTCTCAAGTGCGCTGCTGAAGCCATGAAGCTCGCGAAGCATATGGCCGCAAAGCAAGAAGAGTCTGAAGTCAAAGCTGCTGAAGCTGAAGACGAGAAAGAAGCTGAAGAGGTCAAACACTCTGAGAGCGTCGTGCGCCTGACTGGCAATATCGCCATGCTTGAGCGCAAGCTCAAGGGCTATGAGCTCGCAGCTACTCTCGACAAGAAGCTGGCAGAATCGAAACTGGGACGCGCAGAGACGGACAAGATCCGCACTCTGATCGGCGCTCCTAAGTCTGAGACGCATATCGTCGAGACGATCAAAGTATTCAAAGAGGCTTTCTCAATGGCCGGCGGAAGTGAGTCTGCAAAGCCATCGTTTGCTTCTCTGTTCATCACGGGATCTGAAAAGCAGGAAGAGACGCCGAAAGCAAAGATCAGCTTCTCTGAATGCTTGAAGTAACCCACTAACCTAAGAGGACAAAAAAATGGCAACTGCTAAGAACCGGATTGTCCGGTCGATTGCTCCTAAGTCTGTCTTCGCAGAGGCTCAGCCTCTCGTTGACTCTACCGTTGACTACCTTCAAGGCGACCTCCTGTTTCTTGATTCTGGTCTGATCAAGCCCGTGACTGGCGATGCTGACGGCGCTACCATTCTCGGTATCGCTCCTCAGACCGTGGTCGATGGGAAGCCTAAGGCTGTGTACACTGGAACGGCTGTCGATGCTGCACAAGCTATCGAAGCTCTCCCAGGACCTGTCTATGGCGTGATCGCAAAGCTCAAGCTTAAGACTGGCGATGTGTTCGCTGCTGGAGACCTTGTGTACTGCGTCGCTACCGATGCTCAGACCGTGTCGTCTGCTGGCATTAACCCAATCGGCGTCTTCCAAGGCCCGGGCTTGACTGCTGGTGCTGCTTCTGAGGGACAAGTTCTCCTCGGCGCAGTGATCAATGGCGTGCTTCAATTCTAAGAGGTGACCAATGCCTAAAATTCATTTGCACAATCGTGCTTCTAAAGAACAGGCCCGCGAAGCTCTGCGTCGCGCAATGTGGAAGTCTCCTGAAGAGATGGCTCTTCGTGAGTCTATCAAGCGTGACCTCGGCGTCGATATCGCTGATGGCAAGTCCTTCCCTGTAACTGATCCAGCTTTCTCGTGGTCTGCTGCTCGTAGCAAGCTTCGTGAAGCTGACTCTGCTACCTCCTTCGTGCAGCTCTTGCGCGCAGGCGTGCAGAGCGTCGTCAACTCCCTCTTTGAGACCGTTGACGTCACTTACAGCGACTGGGCTCACACTGTGACCAGCTCCAAGATGGAAGAGCTTTATGCTCCTCTCGCAGGTATCGGCTTCCCTTCCATGATCGGAGAGGGCGAGCAGTACCCTGAAGTGGGCGCTCTGGGCTTGGATATCAAGCTTCGTAACAAAAAAGCTGGAACCATGTACCCTGTGACCAAGGAGCTCGTCGATGACGATCAAACTGGTCAGGTGCAGAAAATGGCCGGACTCCTCGGTGAGTACTGCCACCAGCTCGTTGAAGTATGGGCTTACGGCAAGCTCGCTTCGGTCGCGAACATGAGCTACGCAGGCGTCTCTGTGCATGTGTCTGAGACCAAGCCTGCTGACGAAGCGACCTACCCATGGTCGACTTCTCTCGTCGGTGGCGGCAAGACTCGTCCTGCTGCTTACGGTGCTCTCAACCAGGGCAACATTCAGGCAGGGTTTATCGCTCTCATGAACCAGCTTAACCTGCTGGGTCTCAAGATGAGCGTGAAGCCTAACCGCTTGATCATCAGCCCGCACTATCGCTTCGACACGGCAGTGCTCTTGAACAGCGCATATTATCCGACGGGTGCTACTGCTGGATCGACCGGCGGTGCCTTCTCGATCAACCCTCTGCAAGGCCTTGCTGACATCACTGTCAGCCGGTTCATGTTTGATCAGGCCGGATCGGTCAACGCTGACTCGAAGGCCTGGTATCTCACCGACGACAGCAAGCCTGCCTTCGTCGTGCAGATGCGCACTCCAGCAGAGATCTCGGTCGAAAACCCAGCATCGGGCGACTCCTTCAACAAGGACGTCATCCGGTTCAAGGCAACGACCCGGTTCAATGCTGACTTCATTGATCCCCGGTTCTTCTGGAGGGGCTCGGACGGGTCCGTCTGATAGGCGTTTTTCCTTGCGCGGGAGGGTGGGCTATCCCATCCTCCCCTCAAGGGGGAATTTGAATGAGCAGACGAGTGTACCAGCGCAGACTGCCGCCCAAAGAGTTAGCAGTCGAGGACGAGATCAAGCGAGACGTGCAAGTCAAGGAGTCGACCGTCCCGACGCAGCAGTTTAAGACGATGGCGGAGCAGATTGCAAAGAGCACGATCTTTCACCGTAACTGGTACGTTCCCGAGCTCAGAGAGAAGTTCAAATATATTGACCGCATGAAGCGCATCGACAAGGTCTTTCCCTACGCAAAGCTCAGCCAGGGTCGAGAAACGATGCTGCTAGTAGACGAGCCAAAGACGCCGCAGGATATTGAGATCTGCGCGCAGAAGGCAAAGCACCTTAAAGAGCTGGGATACGCCTACGTGTATCTCGAAAGGGACACGACTCTGTACGACGCACTGTCGACCTTGGGAGAATTATGAGCTGGACGACTGCACTGACTGACCTGCGACTCCTTCTGAACGACGGGCCCACGGACAAGATCCGGGCTTTCAAGCGTGTTTTTGGGACAGTAGACGGTGCAAACGCAGTCTTTAAAACTCTTGAGTTTCGTCGCATTACAGATTTTACGACTGTCGACGAGACTGGTCCCTTGGGGATCTATATTAACGGCGAGAAGTTTGGGCCCATTGCCTTGCCTCTGACCTATGATGACCCAGGCTCAGGATATTTTAAATTCGATTTGCTTTCGATCCCGATTGCTGGAGCAGTCGTAGAGGCGACCTACTATATCCAGTATTTTTTAGATCCAGAGCTTCAAGTTTTCTTGCGTCTTGCGCAGAACTGGCTGGGCTTCGGAGACGACTACTCTGCAATCCCTCAGGGATTGAGACCTGCGGCTCTGCAATATGCTGCGGCTGAAGGCTATCAGAAGCTTGCGATTAAATTCTCGAGTCACCTTTCTGAGACCTACAGGCTCGAGGATATGCCAGACGTCAAACAAATGGCGCTGCTCTCTGAGTTCAAACAAGCTGCTGACACTGCAAGACAGCAGGCTCAGCAACTCAGGAATGAATACTATTCGAGGCAAGGGCAGAGCTTATCGCCTCTGTTTGGAGTCTATTCACCTGCGATCAAGGACGTACCTCCACGCCGATGAGTGCTTCGCTTACGACCGTCTCAGACGGCATCACGAGAATGCTCAAAGGGATGCGCCAGCGGGAGAAGGCTCTTCAGAGCCATCTCAATCGCAACGTGCTCGAGCAGTATAGGGCAATTCAGCGCAGACGCTGGATGACTGAGAATGCAAGCGAGGGTCAGCCCTGGCTTGCCCTTAATCCTGGCTATGCTCTCAGGAAAAAACGTCAGTTTGCAGCCTACCCAGGCGCAGGGACAAAGAAGCTGATCGCCACAAATAAGCTTTTCAAGTCTGTCATAGGACCCGGCGAGGGGTTCAGAAAGATCGTGACGCCTAGGTCCCTGTTGCTGTCGACCACGGTCGAATACGCACCGCACGTTAACGAGGTTAGATCCTTTACTGAGTACAGCAGGCAGTCGATTGCAGAGATCAGGAATGGGGTCGCTCAGTTTATCTTTAAAGGCATCCTCAAGCAGACGGCGGAGATCCTATGAGTGCGCGGCACCTGACAGAGTGGGTCGTCAATCTTGTGACTTGGCAGATTCAAAATAACATTGAGACTGCGCTGATGGACTTAGGCCAGGCTCTACCGCCCCCCTCTTCTGTTCTTAGCCTCGAGAAGCCCAGGGACTATTTCATTTATCCCCGGGCGATGGGTTACAGGACGCCTGCTTGCTTCGTGATCGCTGACAGGATCGACTTCCAGAAGCGTGAAAAGGGAGCCAATTACATAAACGCGAACGTCCGGGTTAACGTCACGATCCTGATCGAGGACAAGGACGCCGACCGGATTACGCGCAAGGCATACAGGTATCAGTCAGCTCTTCAGTCAGTACTTGATCAGGTGCAGCTTTCGAGCTCTGATCTCGAGCCGCCGGACGGGTCGCTAAAAATTGTCTCAGTCGTGCAGAATGCCGCCTTCTCTCCGCTATACTCTAACACCGAGGACCCCAATGCTCCCGGGTCAGTGTACCGGAAAGAAGTCAGCCTTGAGCTCGACTGCTATACTTACGAACAGGTTTAAGGAGAGAACCAAATGAGTTACGCAACTGTCACAACTTCTGATATGGAACTGACCCCGATGAGGGTTACCTTTGACGGCGTGGACCTCGGTGGTACCTTGGCGAACGTAGTCATTTCTACAAAATACTCAAAATCGAATATCATGGCCGACCAAAGCGGTTCCACGGTCCGTGACCGCCGGGTTTCTGGTATTGAAATTACGGTTACGACTGAATTGACTGAGATTCAGAACAAAGACATTTGGGCGGTTGTTTTCCCTCACGCAACCCTCATCGCGACTGGTACTAAAGCCATCGTATTTAAAGAAAACATGGGCGACTCAGATCTGAGCAAAGCAGCACTGCTGAAGTTACACCCACTGAGCAAGGCGGATGCTGACGAGACCGGAGATTACAACTTTTACAAGGCGGTCGCTTCTGCGGAGTCGTCGATCACTTACGGACCAAACGAGCAGGCTAGGCTCAAGATTGTTTGGAATATCTTGCCAGACGAGAGCGTGCAGCCTAATCAGTTCTTCAAATACGGCGATCCTGCTGTCGTTTAATAACCGGGGGGACGTGAGACGTGTCGCTTTTTTCTCTCAAGCAGAAAGTTCAAGAAAGCAGCGCACAGGTTGTCTCCGACCTGGACGCGCTCGTTGCCGAGCCGATTGCTTTTCGGTTCAAGGGCAAGGTTCACGAAATCAAGCCTATCTCGACTCTTGAGCTGCTAAAGTTCACTAACGCCTTCGCAGGGCTTCAGGAACTATCAGGAAAGAGCGACACGATCACGGTCTCTGAGCTCGTGGAAGCCTATACTCAGGTGATCTCGAGCGTCTGTCCTACGATCACGAGTGATCACGTCAAGGATATGACGCAGGCGCAGGTCGCGGCTCTCTTTCAGCTTGTCATGGATAGCGTCGTAGGCAAGGCACACGCGCAGCCGGGCGTGGCTTCGACCGAGGACGCAAAAAAAAAACAGCAGAGCCAAGCCTGAGCATTGAAGCAGTCCCTCTGGTGACAGAGGCTCTGCTCTTGTTTGGCTGGTCTCCTGAGGTTGCGCTGAGTATGCCAGCGCGCAGGTTCTTTGCGCTCTTGAGGGAGGGCAGGAAACAGGCGCGAGAGAAGGAGGCAGCCCGGGACGTTGCTGCGTGTGACATTGCCAGCATCGCCCTCGGTGACGGAAAGTATTACGAGGAGATCAGGAAGGTCTTTCTCAATCGCGCCATGGGGGACGACAAGCCCAGAGGCGGGATGGACCCGACAGATCCAAAAACGGTCGAGCTGATTGAAAGCATGACGCTCGCAGCTTCAAGGTTGAGGCAGTGATCAATGGCACAAGAGACGCAGCTTCTAAAACTAGACCTTGATACAAAAGAGTTCATAGCGAAGCTGGACGCCGCAGAAGCAAAGCTCGGAGATATGGGCGATCCCTCGACCATGACTGGGCTCCTTGAGAGCCTCAAGGGAATGGGCGCCGCTCTGGGCGTGATCGGCGTCGCGGCTCTTGGAGCAAAGGCTGCTCTTGATCTGACTCTGCAAGCTGAAAGCGTCAAAGCTGTGAACCAGCAATTTGAGATCCTTACGCGCAACGCAGGAGTCTCTGGGGAAAAACTAAAAGCCTCTCTTCTTGGAATTGCAGACGGTCTTGTCGATGACACGGATCTTTTAAAGTCTGCTGGGCAGGCTGTCGTCCAGCTTGGGACTAACGCAGAAAAGCTTCCAGAGATCTTTCAACTTGCACGACAGGTAACGACTGCCTTCGGTGGGGATCTGCTCGAGAATTTTGAGAAAATCAATCAGGCGATCTCTAGTGGAAACACTCGGGCCCTTAAGTCATACGGTCTCACAGTCGATCAGGACAAGGTGCTTCGTGAGTATGCTCGCTCTATTGGCGTCACTGTTGACGCTCTGTCAGAGCAGGAGCGAAAGAGTGCAATTTTAAACGCTACCCTCGAAAAGGGTAAAGTCGCTTTCAAGGGTGTAAGTGATCAAGTCCTTGAGGGGACTAATACTTGGAAGCAGTTTCAGGTCACTCTTGGGCAGATCGGCGAGACTGCTGCGCTGGCTTTTGAAAAGCTGGCAGGTAAGCAGGTCAGAACCACGCTCAGGAATATCACTGACGACCTCAAACTCTTCAGCGCGTTTCTGTCTGAGAAGCTTGGGGATGGAGCAGACGCTGCTGCTGCAAAGCAAGACAGGCTTCAGCTCTCCCTGAAAGCGGTCGAGAAAAGCATCGCAGGCGCAGAGAATAACGTCAGAATATACTCTGAGGCGATGGCCAAAGGGACGACAATCGTCCAGACAGAGTTTGAGGCAGCCACAAGACAGCTCGGGCGGCTCAATGAAGAGAAGGCTCGGATCATGGCAGAGCTCGGCGAGGCTCAAGCTAAAGCTGCTGAAAGCACTCCTGAGGCTGACCCAGGAAAGGCTGCTGAGAGAGATCAAGAGGCAGCGTCTCGCAGGCTTGCAGTCGCGAGCAAGTTTGAGTCGGACCTGGGCAATCTAAGGCTTGCACGAATTGGGCAGGAGCTTGAGGTAGCTACCTCGATAGAGGAGGTCGACAGGCTTCAGGCAGAGCGCAAGCAAACGATCCTTGATATGCTTCTGTCAAAAGAGGAGCAGGTCAGAGCTCAGGTCATGGAAGGCAAGCAGACTGAAGCCAACGCAGAGCAACAGCTCATTGAATATCGCAAGGCTGCGATCGCTGACATGAGACGAGTCGAGCAGAAGGCTGAAGAGGAGCGTCTCCGGGCATTGCAGAACCTTGCACAGCAGACGCAATTTACGGCCGCAGGCTTTGCTAACGGCTTCAAAGCAGCCTCTACGAGTGCTGCTCGAGACGTGGGTAATTTCTCAAAGCTTGGGGCGACTGCATTCAACTCCTTCTCAAGCAACGCAAAGACAGCTTTCATGGATCTCGGCAAAGGGACGAAGTCAGCCGCAGATATCATGAAAGGGTTTTTCCTTAACGCTCTGGCTGACATTGCAGAGAGTCAAGGCGCGATCATGATCGCCAACATTTACAACCCCGCAAGCGTTGCAGCAGGCGCGGGCTTGCTTGTCCTGGCTGGCTTTCTCAGGTCCCTTGCTAGTGAAGCAGGTGGAGGCTCCAAGGGTGGGATCGGAGCGTCTGCGTCTACTGCAGGTGGCGGTGGAGGAGGCGGAGGAGCTGGATCAATGTCGAGCGCGATGGACGTCTCAAGACCAGAGCTTGAGGAGTCAAGGCGCAGACGTGACGTGCAGCTTGTCATCTAGGGCAGCTATTTTGAGACTGAGCAGACGAAGAGGACCCTGATGGAGATGATCAGAAGCGAAACAGACGCCACGGGCTTTAGCTACGTGCAGATCGGACAGGGGGCTTGAGATGGCTTTAACTGCTAGATCCCTGATCAGGTATGGTCTCGAAGTTAATAACTTCAACTCAAGCTTGGACTTCAAGAACAGCGGAGGCGGCTCTCAGATCAATGCGACCCTGCGCACAGGGTTTTACTCTTTGACTGGACTAATGGACGAAGTCGTCCGGGCAATGAATGCTGCGGACCCTTTAAACACTTATGGATATACGATTGACCGCTCGTTTTCAGGTGGCACTCAGAACCGGGTCACGATCACGACGAGTGGAGCTTTCCTCTCTCTCCTCTTTGGCACAGGCACTCGTGCAATCACTTCCTGCGCGACGCTTCTGGGATACACTGCGACAGATAAGACTGGAGCCACGAGCTACCAGTCGCAGGCGAGCTCAGGGACGACGTTCTTGAGCACTAAGATTGGCTATACGTACCAGTCGCCAGAGACGACTCGAAAGATTCAAGGGACGGTCAATATCTCAGCCTCTGGTGAGAAGGAGGCGATCGTCTTCAACGTGATGCAGTTTCTCGAGCTTGAGTTTAGGCACGAACCTCAGGCGGATGCGTACACGACTTGGGCGAATTTTTTCACGTGGGCGATCAAGCAACGACCGTTTGAGGTCACGCCAGAGTATGACAATTATTCTACTTTTTACGAAGTGACGCTCGACTCAACGGACTACGACGGCAAGGGTCTGGGCTATCAAATGAAAGAAATGCTCCCAGAGTTCCCGTTTTATTACAGGACGGGTAAACTTCGGATGCGACTCAAAGCAACGGTGCTGTGAAGGGGGATTGAATGGGTGGCGTTTTAGACGGACAGGCAGTCTCAGCAGCAGTCACTAACCCTGCTTTTTTAGATGCTAACGGGGACGATACGGGTATCGGGAGAATCACTCTTGCGAATACTAACCCGGTCTCTGGTCCTACTGTTGGCAGCCTTCAGCGCGAGCATAACTCTGCTGCGAGCTTCATGGGCAAGGCGATCGACAGCGTCTACAACGATCTGCCCGCCTGGACGACTAGCGTGGTCGGCGCAGGGTCTGACTCTCTCTTTGACCGGGCGGATGCGCTGACCGAGAGGTTCGACGGCACGACTGGTCACTCTCACGACGGGACTGCGGGAGAGGGTCCTCAGATCACTGCAGCAAATATCGACGCTGTGCCTCTCAAGGGTTACATTCAGCAAGGCACAGATATCTTGGGCGTCACGGGCTCAAGCTCTGATGTGAGTAGCTCATTTTCTGGGAAGACTCCTGGTGGGACCAGTTTAGTCGAGGGCGTAGTCACGAGCGGGACCTATAACAAGGTTTTGATCACGCAAGCCTCTGGAGTAGAAGAGGGGGACGCTTTTACTGACTCTCTCGGCAATGTCGTTTACGGCAGGCTGACTGAGAGCTCAGGTACCTGGACGCTCTCCTACTATGTGCTGTTATCGGGGACCGAGACTGCATATACGTTTTCGGTCGCCTCGGACGTAAGATATTACTTTCAAGAGATTTACAACCCGCTCGCTGGGCTTGCTCCAGTCTTCTCAGAGTTTGCAATGATCCCGAGCGATAACGTGACGGCTGACGTCATCACTGCGACGACGACCGAGCAGGGCAAGGTGCAGCTCTCTGCGAGTGCTCCTGGAGCTATTGCAGCAACAGGATCAGCAGGAACAGCTAACGCAAGCGTAGCCAATGCAGATCACACGCACGAGGGTTTGCACTCAATAGCAAAGTTAGGCGACCCTGCTCTCTTGGGGGACGTTACGCTTTCTTCTGCAGGAGCTATCACAATCACGCAGACTGGACAGAATATCGAGATCGCAACCAACGGAGCGGTCGGATATCAAGAGACTCCCGCTGGCACTGCAAACGGAGTCAATACCACCTTTGGACCTTTAAGCTTTGTCCCTTCTGACGGTAACTCGATCATAGTATTTGTCGACTATGTTGCAGTCCCTCAGACTGACTGGTCGCTAGTAGGTAACTCGATCGTATTCAGTAGCTCAATCCCTGCGTTAGGACAAAGCGTATACGTTTTCTATATGACTGCGGGGACTCCAGTAACGCCACCGACTCCGCTTGGGGTTTTTAATTGCGAATATAAGACGCTGACAAGTGGTCAGATCTCTGCTGGTAGCTTGACGCTTGCTGCGGCTCCAGCGAGTGCCTCTCTCACAGTCGTGGATCTTATTGGTGGTGGGGCTCAAGAGTTTTCAGTAGACTTTCAAGTAGCGGGGACGACGCTCTCCTGGTCGGGTCTTGGGCTTGCTTCTGTTCTGGTAACGGGCTCAAAGCTCAGGGTTCAATACTTCACTTGATAGGGAGTTAGACGATGGCAAACACGCTCGGGCAGTACCTCGACGCAAGCGGAGTTACAGACGACAAGGTCAGGCTGAGAAACAATGAGCCGCTTCGTGCACGTAACTCTGCAGACACTGCAGACGTCAATGTTTTGAAAGTTGACTCGACTGGCAAAGTGCAGCTCTTGACGCAGACGCAGGTTGCATACACGCCGACAGACCCGAGTGACGTCGCAAGCGTCAACTATGTCGACACAGAGGTTGCTGCAGTAACTTACTCTGCGGGTGACGGGATCGACATAACTGCAAGCGTGATCAGCGTGGTCGCTGCTGATAGCTCGCTCTCAGTAGGTGGATCAGGTGTAGCAGTAGCTTTAGGCACTAACCCAGGGCTTGAGATCTCTTCAGGGGTAAAAGTCAAGGTTGCTGATAGCTCTCTCGGCCTTGGGGCTTCGGGCGTTTCTGTAACTCTTGCATCCAGTTCAGGGCTTGAAATTTCTTCAGGTGTAAAGGTTAAGGTTGACGCTACGACGGTCAAGATTAACGGCTCGGGTCAGCTTGAGGGGTTGAAAGCAAGCAACGAGGTTCTGACGTTGGTCTCAGGAGATATTTCAGCGGGCTATAAAGATCTTTCTCGAGAGGCATATTCTGGGAGCGTGGCAGTGATCGCGCAGGGAATACCTCAGACGCCTACGACTGACTTTACGCTCTCGACGGTGGGGGGCGTTACACGGGTGACCTTTGCGGGTGATCTTTTGTCAGCGCAGGCTGGCGACAAGCTACTGGTCTTGTATAGTTATCTCTGAACAGGGGAGCAGAAATGAAAGCGTCAAACAGATTCATAGACGACGGATACGTTCAGGAGACTCCGACGGGTACGATTAACGGCGCAAACCTGGTGTTCACGCTCGCTTTCGTGCCTGATGATTCAGCAGGTGTTAGCGTTTATCTGAATGGCATTCTGCAGCGTCCCACTAACGATTATTCGATTGTCAGTCAGACGATCACTTTTGTCGCAGCTCCTGCGGTTGCCCAGGACTTGCGCGTCTTTTACACGAAGAGAACCTAAGAGGAGAGGAAAGTCATGGCTGGAAGACTACAGAACGAAGACCATAAGACCAAAGCAGAAATAATTGCAGCAGGTGGGACGGCTGCGCAGCTCCTGAATGACACGAAAGTATATGTCACGGCCAACTCGATCAATGACACCCTTGATCAGGCGATTATTTCTGGGCAGATCGGCTCAGGTGGGAGCAAGAACTACCTTGCAAACCCAAAGTTTACGATCGCGACCGCAGGAATTCCTAACTCGTGGAGCGTCTTCAAGACGACCCTGACGAGCTTAATCCCTACCGGCTCAATCGGCTCTGCGGATGCTGGGATATCGGTCACGCAATCAGGGACGACTCCGCTTGAGGGCTTGTATTCTGCGCTATTGGATGGGAGCTCATCGTTTGCTGCGGGTAATGGATTGATCTCTGCAGCTTTTACGATTGATCTCGAGGATCAGGCTAAGGTCATGGGCTGGTCGTTTTATTACCAGGCTGTGACTTCTAACATGGACTTTCCCGGTACAAGCGCGAACACGTGGGCAGTCTATATCTATGACGTAACCAACAGCGCGTGGATACAGCCCGCGGGCGTGTATAACTTGCCCCAAAGCTCAGGTGCGGGTCTTGCCTCTGGTACGTTTCAAACGACGAGCAACAGCACGCAGTACAGGATCGCACTTATCTGCATTAACAGCGAAGCGGCTGCTACCACGCTCAAGGTTGACGATTTCCAGCTTGGGCCTCAGAAGGTCGTCTACGGAAGCCCTGTAACGGATTGGCAGCAGTATAGTCCATCCGCATCGTTCGTGGGTTTCGGAACGGTCTCAGCAACCAATATGTGGTCGAGGCGGGTTGGAGATAGCCTTGAAGTTCTAGGTACATTTACTTGTGGAACGCCTACTGCGACGACAGCTCAAATTCCACTAGGGTTTAATGGAGCAACAGCTAACGTCACGGTGGACTCTTCTAAGGCTGCCTCTGGAGTAGCGGTAGGAGTTACTCCTCTCAGTGGATCATCTAGCACTAATAACGCATATCATTTTTTGAGTGCGGGTGCTCAAAGCTACGTCAACATTGCAATTCAGGGTGATTCAAACAGCGGCATTGTTGCTGCTCAAGGAAGTACCTTGACCGGAGCCGCAACTACTTTGCGGGTCAGTTTTAGGGTCCCCATCCTCGGCTGGTCCTCCTCCGTACAAATGTCGAACGACACGGATACGAGGGTGGTGGCTGCAAGGTCAGTCTCTTCAAACTCTGGAGCATGGCCAACTTCTGACACTGTAATTAACTTTGCATCTGTTAGCTATGACACTCACGGAGCTATAACGACAGGAGCA